AAAATGACGATCCGTCAACTGCTAATACTAATGTTCGCGTTATTATTAACAATTCAGTGTATTCCGCTGGAACAGCTGGCGTATAGGAGGTTTAAATGGCTATATCACGCGCACAACTCGCAAAAGAACTAGAACCAGGCCTCAACGCTTTATTTGGACTTGAATATGCCAGATATGGTGATGAATCCGCAGAGATTTTTGAAACAGAATCTTCTGATAGAGCATTCGAAGAAGAAGTAATGCTTGTAGGATTCGGCAATGCTGCTGAAAAAGCTGAAGGCGCAGGCGTACAATACGACTCTGCTTCAGAAGCTTATACTTCAAGGTATACTCACGAAACAATCGCACTTGCGTTTGCATTAACTGAGGAAGCTGTAGAAGACAATCTTTATGATCGTCTTGCAAACAGATATACCAAAGCATTAGCTAGGTCTATGAATCACACAAAACAAGTTAAAGCGGCTAACGTTTTAAACAACGCATTTAACAATGCATTTACTGGAGGCGACGGCGTTGAACTTTGCTCAACAGCTCACCCACTTTCATACGGCGGTACATTCGCTAATGAGCCAGTTACAAATGCTGACTTAAATGAAACTTCTCTTGAAAACGCACTAATTGATATTAGTAATTTCGTTGACGAAAGAAATATGATTGTTGCTTTAAATGGTACAAAACTCGTTATTCCATCACAACTAAGATTTGTTGCTGACAGAATATTAGAGTCTACTATGCGTCCAGGAACTGCTGATAATGACATCAATGCGATGAGAAATACCAGCGCTTTACCTGGTGGTTATGTAGTTAACCATTTCTTAACAGACCCAGATGCATTCTTCGTTATGACTGATGCACCTAATGGTTTAAAACACTTCGAAAGAAGCCCGTTAAGAACAGCTATGGAAGGTGACTTCAACACAGGAAATATGAGATACAAAGCTCGGGAGCGTTACAGCTACGGGTGGTCAGATCCTCGTGGAATCTATGGTTCTACAGGTGTTTAATTAACACTCAATATTCTGAGGAAAAGGGTAGTTTCGGCTACCCTTTTTTTTGTCTTGTGTTTTGATTCGATATTTCATATTATAAAAATACTTTGACAATCATTTTGATTGACAGACACTCAACTGACAAAGGAGATATAAAATGAGTAAGACAACTTTTTCAGGTCCTATTAAATCAGGTCCTGTACAATCAACAACAGGTACTAACGTACAAAGCAATATTGCTGACGTAGGTTTTACAGTAGTTTCACAATCTGCTGCTGTAACACAAAATACTAATGCTCCAGCAACAACTATTGTTATCCCTGCTTTTAGCAGAATTTTATCAATTCAATTATTTGTAACAACAGCTTGGAATGGCGCTGCTTCAACAGCAGGTCTTGGATGGGATGATGGTACAATTGTAGATGCAACAGCCTTAACTACTGCAACTTCTGTTGCTGGTGGAACAATAGGAATGGACACTGATAATATTGAGCCGGGTGCAAATGCTACTAGAACAAATAATTGGTTAGATACTGGCACAAACAAAAAAAGAATTAGACTTTTAAGTTCTAATGCTGGTGCAGGTGTAGGAACTCTTGTAGTAAATTACGTTCAAGCACAAAGCAAAGTATTTACTGTTTAGGAGGCTTAAATGGCTGGACCAACTGAAGTCGCAAACTTAGGAGCAAGTGCTACTCAAGTTTTAGTTAATCCAAAATCTTCAGCTCCGAATGTTAAAAACATTGGAGGACCTAGTACTTTTGCTTATTTTAAAGGTGCTTATTTTGAAGCTGGTGCTGGAGGTGAGGGTACTTTAAAAATCCAAACTCAAGTTAACGGCACATGGACTACTAAAACTGAATATGCTTTAGCAGCAAATGCGGATGACTCTGTGTATGTTCCTGGAACACTAGGAATACGTTTAAAAGACGGACTAAGAGTTTTGACTAACGCTAATATTGCTAACGCTCAAATATTTTATACCTAGTTTAGGGGGTTATAATGGAAATGGATTTACTCTGGAATGTTGGGTTAACCATTCTCATAGCCCCTGGAACTTATGCTATTGCTAATTTATTTGTTAGAATGAATAAAGCACAACAAGATATAAATGATTTTAAAGTTGAAGTAGCTAAAGAATATGTTTCTAAAGAAGATTATCAAGATAGTCTTGAACAGGTTTTAAGAAGATTTGATAAAATAGAAAGTAAAATTGATAGGATTATTGAAGGTGGCTAGTGGTCGTTCTCAGTTTTCTAAACTTACTAGCACTTACAGTGGTAAATCTAAGCGTAAAAAAAACAAAGGATGTGGAAAAGTTATATCCAATAGAAGAAAGACAACAAGGTACACATAATGACATTAAGCGGATCAACAAACTTTGAATTAAATGTAACAGAATACATCGAAGAAGCTTATGAAAGATGTGGTTTAGAGTTACGCAGTGGTTATGATTTAGAAACTGCTAAAAGGTCTATGAATTTATTGTTTGCTGATTGGGCTAACAGAGGTCTTAATCAATGGACGGTTCAACAAACAATTACAACATTAACGCAAGGCACTAATTATATATCGCCTGGTGCTGATACTATTGATGTTTTAGATGCAGTTTTAAGAAGAACAGTTAACGGAAAAACTAGCGATATGTCTATGAATATGATAAGTCGTGCAGAATTTTTAAACATTCCTGATAAAGAAAATCAAGCTAGACCTAATCAATATTTTTTAGATAAACAAATTAATCCTAAACTTTATTTATGGCCAACACCAGAAAACAGTACTGATCAAATTGTATTTAATCGATTAGTTCGTATGGACGATGCTGATTCTCCCACGAACACTGTTGATATGCCTTTTCGTTTTTATCCATGTCTTGCTAGTGGTTTAGCTTACATGTTATCTGTTAAAAAAGCTCCTGATAGAATGCAAATGTTAAAAGCAGCTTATGAAGATGATATGAGAAGAGCTATTGATCAAGATGAGTCTAGAGCTTCGTTTAATGTAGCTCCAGACATGAGAAGTTATAGGTTAAGATAATGTCTTATGCATTAGGAAAATTTGCCATTGCTCTTTGTGATATTTGTGGGCAACAGTATAAATTAAGTGAATTAAGAAAACAATGGAATAACTGGAAGGCTTGTTCTGAATGTTATTCACCTAAACAACCTCAACTAGAAATACCTACAAATACTGTTGATCCTGAAGCTTTATATGAACCAAGACCAGATATGGATGTAGAAGCTGGTGATGGTGTTGTAAGAACGGAAAATCCAGGATTTGTCAATACAGAGGAAAATGTGATAGGATCAAGCTTTAGATTTAATTCTATAAATGGAAATATTGGAACAGTAAAAGTAACAACTACATGAGTAATAAATGGCTTATACATACACAACATTAAAAGCAGCTATCCAAGATTTTGTAGAAGATTCTGGTTCTACATTTATTGCTAATTTAGATAACTTTATTCAAAACGCAGAACAGAGAATTTTTTCTGAAGTAGATCTTCCTTTAGACAGAAAGAACTCTACAGGTAACTTAACAACTGCTAATAAATATTTAGCAACACCAGAAGATTTTTTATCAACATATAGTTTAAGTGTTATATCAAACAATACTCATCATTTTTTATTAAATAAAGATGTTAATTTTGTTCAAACCTATAATCCTGATCCTAGTGTAAAAGGTCTTCCAAAATACTATTCTTTATGGGACGATAATACCTTTATTGTAGGACCGTGTCCTGATCAAGCTTATGAGGTCGAGCTTCATTATTATTACAAACCTGAGTCTATAACAACATCAGCAACAGGTAATTCTTGGTTAGGAACAAATGCACAAAACGCTCTTCTTTACGGATCATTGGTAGAAGCTTACACTTTTTTAAAAGGTGAGCCAGATCTTATTAAACTTTATAACGATAGATATAGAGAAGCATTATCTAGATTAAAAAATCTTGGTGAAGGCCGCAATCGTACCGATGAGTATCGTTCCACTATTATAAGGCAGAGGGTAACATAATGTTTTCACAAAAAGTAGAAATGACAACAGGTGATGTCAAAGTCATAACAACGCAAAACAGAGGTAAAACTCCAGAAGAAGTCGCTGAGATGGCAATGGAAAGAATTATTCATGTAAGCGGTGAAGCACCTGATATTATAAAACAACAAATTAACGCTTACCAACAACAGCTTTTTCATGTATTAGTATATTATATGAAAGAAATGGTTCAAAGCGATCGAACTAATGTCATTAACCTTCTTGAGAAAGAAGGTCATAGTTCGTTAGCTGACTTAATAAGGAGAATGTAAGAATGGCAATAACTCAAGCAATGTGTAGTTCCTTTAAGCAGGAATTATTACAAGGTCTTCACAACTTCACTAATGGAAGTGGTGGTGGCACTACAACATCAACTGGTACTGGTAATACTTATTACTGTGCGTTGTATACTAACTCAGCAAGTTTAGGAGCTACTACAACAGCATATACTACCTCTAACGAAACCACGAATACTGCTGGATCAGCGTATAATGCTGGTGGACAAGGTTTAACTAACGTAACACCTTCTTTAGATGGTACTACAGCTATTACTGATTTTGGTAATGTAACTTGGTCTGCAAGTTCATTAACAGCTAGAGGGGCTTTAATATATAATTTTAGTCAATCTGGTAATAATGCAGTATGTGTATTAGATTTTGGGAGTGATAAAACAAGCTCTGCTGGTGATTTTACAATTAATTTCCCGGCTCCAGCTGCGTCTACTGCGTTAATTAGAATAGCTTAATTAAATAAAAGGAAAGGCTAATGGCTCTCAAGTTTTTTGACAGAACCAAACAAGATGCCACAACTTCTGGAACTGGCACTTTTACCCTTTCTGGTACAGCGGCTGATGGTGGTTTTAGAACATTTGCCTCTGTCCATGCTAGTGGTGATGAAGTATTTTACTGTGCTGTTGACAGCTCTAGTGGTAATTTTGAAGTTGGCCAAGGAACTCTTACATCCGGAGGTAACTGGACTTTAACTCGTGACATAGTTAAAAGCTCAACCAACTCAAATAACAAAGTTAATTTTGCCTCACCACCAGAAATATTCTCCACATATCCAGCTGAAAACGCTGCTTTTTCTGATACAACCCTTGCAAGTAATGTTGTTGAAACAGACGCTATCTTTACTCAGACTTTAACAGCAAACAAAGCTCTTTCAGGCCAATTTAAAGGTACTCTTCAATTTAATAAGGCTTTCTTTACTTCTTCAGATTATACAGTTGCATCAGGCCAAACATTAACAGTTACCGATAGTGCTGATTTATATGCTGTTAATATATCTAATAATACAGTTATGGATAGAACAACAGACTTTACAGATGTTACGACAATAACAGCAGATACTTTATTTGCTCCTGGTGTAAATGCTTACGCTCAAGTAACAATCGATAATGGTGTAACAGCAACAGTATCACCAGCAGGTACAACCTTTGTAAATAATGGTTCAGGTATTATTGTTGATTCAATACAACAAGAAGGTGGAACAACTAAATGGAGGCTACCAAGAACTGATGGAAGTGCTGAATCTGCTATTGTAACAGATGGTGCAGGTGGTTTTAAAGTTAAAGGTGCTTCGGCAGCAGGAGGACCTGTTGTATTAAATCCTCAAGGCGAAACTCTTCTTTCAACAATAGATTTTAATAATTATGTAGCTAATACAAATTATGTTGAATTTATAGTTCCTTCATCTTTAGCATTAAGTACAGCAGATATTGAATCTTTTAGAATTGATTTAGATTTTTTAACTTTTTATGCACCAACTGGTACTGATGGAGCAAACACAGCAGTATTTATACAACCTATGACAGCAAAAGATAGTCGTATGTCGTTAGGAACAGCCGCATGGGAATGGACTTCACAATATATGTATAATAATAGTACCGGTTACAATAGAAGAAGTCAGTATATGACTGGAGATTCTAATGAAGGAAGTTCAAATACATATCAAGGAACTTATTACGGAAAAGATTATGGCTTACCTTTAACAGGAGGCTCTCAAAACTATGGAACTCCGAGTGATTTTTACACAGATACTCCTCCAAACTTTACAAATACTGATCCAATAAGTCAGTGGCATTCTAACATGACAGGAACAATAAAAATTCAGAATCAAATTTATGCTCCTAAAGTATCGTTTAATTTTGATGGAGCAATGGCTTATAGTGGTGGTCAATGGAATTATACATTTATGGTTACAGGTGGACATTCTACTTATAGACAAAGCAGTCAAACCAATAATCGACCAATTACAGGAGCACACGCTAGAGGATACAGAATATGGTTTTTACCAGTAAATTACAATATGTTATCAAATTGGAAAATTTCTGGTGGAAGAATAGATGCTTATGTTAAGTTAAAACAAAGTAAATCTCAAATAACAGTTGGAGACACAGCAAGTTAAAAATTGCAATGCAAGTAAAAATATATTAAAAAGGTAATATTATGGCATCGTTAATAAAAACAAATAAAATAAGTACACCAGGTGGTGAAGAGTTTACTCTCCCAACTACATTGCCTAGTGTTGATTCATCTTTAACATCTACCTCAACAGGACAACTTGGTTATGGTGCTTTAGGTTTTAGCTCAGATGCTTTGTCATCAGATAATAAAACTATTGATAGTACTGCTGGCAAAACTTTTAATGCTCAAGTGCAAAGTCCTTCTTTAGTAGATAAAGCAAGAGTAAAAAATGACAGCACAGCTAGTCAAGTTACATTAGATGTTCTTCCTCAACTTAGAACAGGTCAAGTTGCACCAAATGTACAATTTATTAGATTTAATTTTTGTGGCGTTAATTTTAGCGATGATGGTTTTAGACCAACTATTCAATTATTAGATTCAAGTAATAATAATATTATTACCAATAGTAGTGCAACTCAAGCATTCAGGTCTTACACAAATTATAGTGGTGGTTTTAGTAACTACAGTAAAGACCCAAATGTAGCTTATATGCCTTTATTGTATGATGAAGGTTATAGACCTTGTGGAGCAACTGCATCCTCAGAATTGTTTAATCAAACTACAAGAAGAAACGGCACAGCTATG